CTTTCAACTGTTTAAGCACGTGATCAGAACGATCACTCACGGTTATGGAGTATTGGTTCGCCATGAATTACGCTAAATAATAATGTTATTTAGTATCTGCGGAAAAAAAAGCCCTAAGCAGAATAATATAGCGGGTGCTTCTGCATAGGGGTGGAGGTCGGGGGAGCGAAGCGAGGGTGGTATGCGAGCGTACACATCCTGTGTCTGTTAACGGCTTCGCCGTGAAGATGGGCTGCAGATTGCAGGGGAACACGAACATGTTCGGTTTAGTTTATACACCGTCGATGCTCAGGAGGGTACATGGCGACCGCAAAGACAGGCTCCTTTTACCTTACCGAAACGATTACACTACCGGCAGCATCAGCTCCCGGAACAAGAGTACAGGGCTCTATTGACCTTGGAGCATATGTTAACGTCGCTACAGGCCAAGCAATTGCTATCGATCAAGTAGATTTCATTTGGCAACGTGGCGACACTTACTCTCAACTGGCTGCTCAAATGGCTACAGCGGATGCAGCTCTTTCAATGCAACTTAGCGATTTGAACCCGGGAACAAGATTTATTCGAGCTGATAATCAATCCCTTATTGCTTCAGGTTCGATGCAGATTGACTTTACTAACAACGTAACTTCATTGAGCACCGATCTCTATCCTGATAACTTTGGCCCTGCTGCACTAAGTGAATCCTTCATGGTAGTTAACGACAGTCTGTACTTAGTTGGTGGAATCGATTCTGGTGCTCCATCTGGTGCTGAACCTCTTTCCTGTACTGTTCGAATTCGAGCACGTGTTGTTAAACTCTCGAACAAGGATTGGATGGCCATTGCAATTCAATCGACTGCCTCGGATAACTGAGGTGAGTAAAATTGGCTTGCGAAACGTGCAGACTCCTCAAGGAGTTGCTTGAAAGTGCCGGCGTCTCTCCTGATGTTGCTGAGCCGGTTAGTAAGTTGGCTGCGCCTGCGGAGAGGAAAGTCAAGCGCAAGGCTTCAGATTACAGTAAGCGCTATGGCCGAAACTTCAAGCGGATCGCAGGAAAGTACAAACTCAAATCAGGAGCTTGGGCTAAGAACGGATTCAAACGTGCTCAGCGAGAAGCCCACAGACTTACCAAAAAAAAGAAATAAATTCTGAAGTGATACTATGACCGACGACCGTACTCTATCTGCAATGCACCCAGCCTTACTTGCTACGTTCGAAGATGCTGCAGGCGGTTGGCAGAATCTAAATGGTTGGGAAATTGCTTCATTCAATACACTATACCACGAGACTCAAATTGATCTAAGTGGATATGCTGCTAAGTCTCTTACGTACTTTCCTGAAGCAGTTGGAATTCAAGATCCTGGTACTTACTTATCTCGTGGTGGCCCCGGAGCAACATATACCGCATTGCAAGTTCTTGATATCATAACTTCTGTACCAATGAACATTCAAGAAATTGCAGATGCTCAAATAAACGTTGTCGGGCCGGGAATGCTTGGATCTACACGTGAGGCAGAAACTATTCTCATGGGTCAATTCCGTTTCTTTACTCCAAACACTTTCTTGACATATCCAAACTACGTTCAACTCGAACGCTCACAAACATTCGGATCAGGTGATCCAACCGCAGCTGATAAATTGTTTTGCTATCGAATTGTTTCAGTTATTTCTGATGACCTTGGCGATGGAGCTCTTGCAATTATTCCTGCAGCACGTCAAATTCTAAATGGTTACATGGACGAGGAAACAGAACTTGTTTACATGCAACGTCTGAAGAGATCATACGAACTTGCTAACCAGGTGTGAACATGAGATTCATGTTGCCGACGTTTACTCCGTCGTACGACAGTTCGTGGAGCGACAGCATTCCTACGTTTGGTAAGCCACGACCTTCAATACCTGTACGTCGTCAAACAAAGTTCTACGTTGACAAACGACCGCCGATGAAAGAAGAAAAGAAAAAAGTCGAACCTAAGCTTACGCCGAGAATCTTACCTACTTGGTTAATCAGTAAGTTCGCTGCTTACCCATGGGTTGGCGACAAAGAAGTTACTCAAGATCACTACCGGGCACCAGTGCTTTATTAGATTCTACAAGTTTGAATTCTATATGTGCGGAAACATTCCAGTCGCATGAGCAGTGGATAGAGAATGGACATTTGATTGAAACGTCTTCGCCATCAGTAAATGATTCGTAGTGAAGGTATTCTTCGGTGAAATCGATTTCATCAAGTGCTCCACGTAAATCTAAATGGTTATCCTCAATGTGCTTACGCAAGTCCTGAATCAAAGGCCAGTACCAAGGAAGAGTCATTCACTCTTCCTCCTCAATATTCAAGCGAATACAAATGCGCACGTCGCACACAGGGCATTTCCAAGCATAACCTCGACCTTCAACCATGGTAAAGTCAAAGATCTCCAAAGGATTCATGTGGTCGGGAGGGCCATTAGCATGTCGTGCATGATCGCACATGACGTCCATTGAGAATCTCATTGCTCTTCCTCCTTCAGGAGTGCATCAATTCGACGTTGATATGTGACAAGACGTACAAGACTCTCGTGACCAAGCAGCTCTATTGCTGCGGAGATACACTGAGAGGTCTTGTAGCCACTTTCTTTCAACTGTTTAAGCACGTGATCAGAACGATCACTCACGGTTATGGAGTATTGGTTCGCCATGAATTACGCTAAATAATAATGTTATTTAGTATCTGCGGAAAAAAAAGCCCTAAGCAGAA